GCTGTGATTCAATTGTGTAATCGAATTGCCTTGGCTAGTGATTACTCCTTCTGCATTCGATACGCGATTTGTCAACGCGTTTAAAGCAGTGGCATCGGCTTTATTAGTCAGGGTGCCATTGATTGTAGTGATGCTGTTATTTAGCTGAGTAATTGAATTGCCCTGACTTGTAATAACTCCTTCATCGTTTGTTACGCGAGTTGTCAAGGTACTGATGGCAGAGGCATTAGCATCAAGTGCTGATTTAATAGCACCTAAATCTGCTGGTCCTGCTGTCCAAGTTGAAGCGGGTTTGTCGTCGCCGATGTACTCTTCTAGCATCAGCATATCAATGAGGATACGTGAGCCTACAACGTTGTACGTGCCGTTTCCTGTACAAATAAAACTAAATGCAAAAGCGTCAGCAGGCGCAGTTACCGCTTTAAAAGAAATCGTTCCGCCGTCATTTGTTGGCGTAACTCTTAAATTGCCAGTTGCTTGATTTTGCAGAGTAGCCTGGGCCGTTGATACAGTGTCGTCTGCTGCGCGTCTAAACCAAAGCAAAGAAATGTAAACATCCGCTTGCTTTGCCGCATCAAGATTTTTGAAATAAGCGCTAAGCATATAGCGCTTACCGCCAGTAATTGATCCTGCTGCCGTTGTATTTACGGTGCTTGTAGAGGCTGAGCCAAAATAGATATTTCCTGCTGCTGCCGTAAATGTGACATCGTAAGCTTTGCCTTTTACGCGCATTAATGAATTCACTAATGCGACTGTTCTGGAAGCACCAAGAATATTTACAGATAGCTCTTGTGGATCAGAATAAGGCGCAACGATATTGTTAATGCCTTTGCCCGTACTCAACTCTGATTTTAGGGATGTTACTGCCGAAGCCGTTGCTGCTGCGTTGGTCACTGCCGTATTAGCAGTCTGCTGAGCCGTTGCAGCCGAATTGATGGCGTCTGCCGTTTTGCCTTCATTGGTTGTTAATCGAGAATCAAGCGAACTAATTTTTGAGGTATTTGCGCTTGTATTAGTGGCGTTAGTAGTAATTTGCGTTTGCAAACTAGCTAACGAGTTATTGGTGCTTGATTTATAAGTCTCGATATTACTTAACAGCGCCACATCTTCTGACTTACGTTGTGTCGTTTCAGTAGTGAGGCC